GACGGTTGCGGACGAGATCCTTGCGCCAAAGGTTAAAACGAAGCCACAGAAGCCAGAAAAACACGAAGAACCGGCGATCATCTCGAAACAGGGTTCTGGAACATCGGAACAGGCATCGCAATTCGACCCCGATGTCATCGAAGGAACGAAACAGCCAGCGACCGACGATGTTCTAAAAAAGTCGATCACGGAACGTGCAGTACAGGTCGCATACGACCTTGATGCGGCGTTGAAGTCGGTCGAACGATTAATGAACGACGTTGACAAGTGGCACGCTCATAACCAGATGAGCAACATTCGAGCATTCACGGCGTCTTATCAGAGGCTTCACACAGAATTGACGCAGGCCGGTGAAGCGATGGTCCAGGTTGAACGAGCATGGAAAGCGGGTGCGAAGTGAGTAATTGGTCAATTTATCACGGTGATTGCATTCCGCACATGATGGAAGTAATGGAACCGCAGTCAGTTGATATGTCAGTGTTTAGTCCTCCGTTCCCGAGCTTGTATGCTTACACGTCAAGTCCGGCTGACATCGGAAATACTGACACGATGGGAGCCGAGGCAAACGTTCATCTGTCTTTCTTTTATCACGGATTGGCAAGAGTTTTGAAGCCGGGTCGTGTTGCGTGTGTTCATGTCTGTCAAATCCCGCGAATGAAACGAACAGGCGAGGTTGGCCTATGCGACTTTCGAGGGATTAACATTCGGATCGGAGAGCGGGCCGGTTTGATTTACGAATACGACTGGTGCATTCGCAAGAATCCGCAGGCACAAGCGATCATAACGCGGGCGAGGGAATTGCAGTTTGCTGGACTTGAATCGGATCGAGCGAAGCAACGCGGGACGATTGCCGATTACATCATCAAGTTTCGCGCACCAGGGGAAAATGCCGTTCCGATAGTTGGGCACAATCAGGTCAGTCGTAATCAGTGGATTGACTGGGCTGAAGCGGCATGGATGGACATTCGCGAAACTAACACGCTTAACGTCAAGGACGGAAAGGGTGAAGACGACACAAAGCACATTTGCCCGCTTCAACTCGATGTTAGTGAACGATGCGTGAGGCGTTACTCAAATCCCGGCGATCTCGTTTTCAGTCCGTTTACGGGAATCGGATCAGAGGGTTACGTGGCGATCAAACTCGGTCGCAGGTTTTACGGTTGCGAACTCAAAGACGAATACATCGCAGCGGCACGAAAGAACCTGAAATCGATGGAGAAACGCATAGCAGCAGACAAGCAAAGCTCATTGTTCGATGTCGATGAGGAGGTGACGGATGCGGCTCTTGTTTGATACGAAGTCGATGGACAGTTACCGGCAATTCATCGCACTAAAGTCTATTCCGTCTTATACGTGGACAGGCCGGATGGCAGATGTTCCAGACGAGTATGTCTCGCTATTAACGGGTGAGCGTACAGAACGCCGAACCGACGTTTACAAGCCGTCGACATTTCTTTTTGATTACCAGCGGGACATTTCCGCAATGGCAATCAAAAAAAGAAAGTTTGCGGTGTTTGCGGAGTGCGGACTCGGTAAGACGTTGATTCTTTTGGAGTTTGCACGACACGCAGCAAAGCAAACCAACAAAAAGATTTTGATCGTCTCTCCGTTGATGGTCGTCACGCAAACGATTGAAGAGGCATGCCGGTGGTATCCAAATCTGAGCATTGAACAGGTCAAGGCGGCATATCTTCAACACTGGCTCAACGCGACTGATTCAATCGATTCTCAGATCGGAGTAACAAATTATGAAGCCATTCGAGAAGGGCTAACGCAAGGCAATCTCGGTGCGTTGATTCTAGACGAGTCGTCAATGCTCAAGAGCCACTATGGGGCATGGGGAACTCGACTCATCAAACTTGGGAAAGGTCTGGAATGGAAGGCGTGTTTCACGGGAACGCCGGCGCCAAACGATCAAATAGAGTACGCGAATCACGCGGTTTTCTTGGATCACAAAAAGACAGTCAATGAATTCCTGGCACGTTATTTTATCAATCGCGGTGAGACGCAAAACAGATGGGAACTAAAGAAGCACGCTGTAGAACCGTTCTATCGCGATCTTTCACACTGGTGCTTGTTTCTTTCGAATCCAGCGGTTTACGGCTGGAAAGACAATTGTGAAACGATTCCCCCGATCAATGTTCATATCGAACGTGTACCGTTGACGGACGAACAGAGGCAGTTGTCTCGTGAGACGACTGGAGATTTGTTCGCCAATAATATCGGCGGAATCGGAATGCGTGGCAAGCTGTCGCAGATCGCAAAAGGTAAAGGCGGCATTGCGACAAACAAGCCGGAGTTCATTCGCAAGCTTGTCGACTCATTCGGTGAGAAATCAACGATCATTTGGTGTCATTACAACGACGAACAAAAGTCGATGGAAAGAGTATTTCCTGACGCTGCATCGATCAGCGGTCACACTCCCGAAGCAGATCGAATCCGAATGGTAAATGACTTCAAGGCGGGGCGAGTTAAGCAATTGATCAGCAAGGCAAAAATACTTGGGTTTGGACTTAATTTGCAGATCGCGAAAAAGATGGTGTTCTCCGGGTTGCAGGACTCATACGAAGAGTATTGGCAATGCGTAAAACGCGCCAATCGAATTGGATCGACGGAACCGCTAGAAGTTCATATTCCCGTGACGGAACTGGAAGAACCGATGGTTCAAAACGTCATGCGTAAAGCTAAACGTGTCCAGCGAGACACCGAAGAACAAGAGGCTATTTTCAAACGAAACAGGATTTGAAATGGTCAGCGAGTACATCCCACACGAATCCGATTGGCCACATCAGACGCACGCAGTTTGCGAAGCTGTTCGAATGGTCAACGAAGGTGCAACGCGGTTGTGCATCACGTCCCCGACTGGCGGCGGAAAGTCTCGAGTCACTCAGCGATTGTGCGAGCATGGGATTGCTAACGGGCTGACAACGGTTGTGGTCTCAAATCGCAAGGTGCTGACGAAGCAATTGCTGAACGGGTTTGACAGGGCCGGTATTGAGGTCGGGTGTCGGGCTGCTGAGTTTGAGTCTCGCAGTAATCCAGGGGCGAAGGTTCAGATTGTGTCGTCACAGACGGAAGCCTCTCGTGTTCTGGACGTTCGGGAAAAGTATTTTCGGGACGTGGAATTTCATCGCGGCGACCAGCTAATTATCGACGAAGCCCACATGAACAAGGGTCCGCAGACTGTCGCGATGATCGACGAGTATTGCGACAAATATTCAGCGGTCGCCATCGCGATATCAGCGACACCTGTTGGCATCGGAAAGATTTATCGAGACGGGTTAATTGTGGCCGGCAACAACAGCCAGCTACGCGAATGCGGTGCGTTGGTTTGGGCCAATCGATTCGAACCATGGACCATGGATCTGAAGAAGGTTCGCAAGTCGATCACGGGGTACACGCAAGCCTCGGCGGAAAAAGAGGCTCGTGCTATTTGGTCGCAGCATATTGTCGGCGGTGTGTTTGAGAGCTGGAAAAAACTGAATCCTGATGGTCGCCCATCAATGGGCATGGCTCCAGGTGTTAAGGAATCACTGGGCATCGCTCAAGAGTATTGGCGTCGAGGGGTGAACGCGGCACACGTCGACAGCGGCGGGATCTTTGTCAACGGGGAATACAAAAAGACGACTGATCCTGACGACCGGGAAGAATTGTTCGCGATGGTTCGAGACGGACGAGTGCCGCAGATTTGGAATCGATTTGTGTTGCGGGAAGGGGTCGATATCCCGGAGTTGTACGCGCTGCAGTTGGCTACACCGATTGCAAGCCTAACGAGTGCGGTTCAGGTGTTTGGTAGGGTTCTGCGGGCGTGCAAGGGGAAGACGATTGCGAGGGTTATCGACCATTGCGGTGTTATGCAGTTACATGGAAGCCCGAACGATGACAGAGACAAGGACTGGCAACAATACTTTTTTAACGACGACGTTAATGCGATCACGAAGGATTCATACGAACGAAAGACGAATCCTGAAAACAACGAACCGCAAACGATCACGTGTCCTCAGTGCGGGTCGGTGCGAGACAAGGGGCCAAAGTGTGGCAACGTGAATTGCGGGTTTGAGCATGTTCAATCTGTACGCAAGGTGATTCAGGAGTCTGGAGAGTTGAGGCCGACAACTGGCGATGCGTACAAAAAACGGCGTGTTGCGATGAAGACTGACACGGTACAGATTTGGATATCGACGTACTTTCGAATGAAGAAAGCCAAAGTACCGAAATCGTTTCGGCAAGCTCTGGCGTTGTTCAAGCGAGAAAACGGATATTACCCACCAGAGAATTTGCCGTTTATGCCTAAATCGAAGTCTGATTTTTCAAGGAAAATTCCATACGTCGAGGCTAAGGATTTGCACGAAAGGACCAATCAGTGAGTGCGGTAATGGAAAAGAATCTGGCTTCCATGATAGCGATAGCGCTGCTCAAGCCAGAAGAGCGGGATCTGCTCGACGAGAGCGACTTCGACGAATTCAAGTCCGTCGTTGCGGATATCAAATCGAAGCCTGTCGCGACGATCCGAACCATATTGCTCAACGAACGCGGCTGGGAATGGGACGGCAAGGAACGGATACAGGTCGCGTTAGTCGAAATGCTGCGCTGCGAATGTATCTGTGAGAGGGCGTATCGAGAATTCGGAAAAAAGTTTGAGGCGGTCGCTGCGGCATACGCATACCTCAGACATTTTCGGATCATGTCGAATTGGAAACACGAGCCAGATTCCGAAGTGATGATCAAGGTTCGCAAGTGTCGGGCGTTGTTGTTGGAAACATTGAAACCGGAGGGGACATAAATGGATAACTTGCAAATCGACATTACGTGCGAAGGTGACGCAGGAATTCTGAAGGCACTGGAAATCATTTGGCCAGCAGCTTGCCCAGGCGGAAAGGCGATCCAGTTCATCGTCGACAAGTTCTCGACAGAGGTTACATATAATGGGCAACCGACGTCACGACACAGTTCTCAGCTTGTGAGAGATAAAGACGGTGTTCCGACGTTGATTCTGTTGTGGAATAAAGAACGCGATTCGCAACCGTTGCCGTATCCACTCGACCTAAAGCAATCGGCGGAATTCATTCGCGGATGGTTGTTGTCGACGGATTACGGTCGTGAGCCTGATCACGACGGCGACAACGGAAAAGGCTGGAGAATTTTCACCGAAGGATGGGGGCACGTTAATGGTTGCGTGTATGCAATCGTTGGAGTTCAGCCAGTGTGGGCGATGTACTGCAAATAAAAGGTCACATGATGAAAACAGTTGAACAAGAGTTGATCGCGTCGGAATTGGCAGAAAATGAAACGACGTCGTCCATCATCGCAAGCCAGGACTTGCCGGTTTTGCCAAACGCAAATTATCTCGTCCAAATGGCGATGGAAAAAAATCTCGATCTGAATCGGCTGCAACAGATCATTGACATGCAGGAACGGCAAGAAGCCAAGGCTGCGAAACGAGAGTTTGTGAAGGCCAAGAATGCTGCACAATCCGAGATGGAAGTCATTGTCAAGGACGCGAAAAACGATCAGAAAAACAGTCGGTATGCTCGACTCGAAGCGGTCAGCAGAAAGGTCACTCCGTGTATCACTTCGCACGGATTCGCGTTGAGCTTGAGCGAACGACCATCGACACCAGATCAACCAGTCCGCGAAGGTGATCGGCGGTTTGTTCTCACGCTGTCTCACGTCGCAGGGCATTCTGAGGAATATATCGGCGACTTTCCGATTGACGGCAAGGGAGCGAAGGGCGGAAACGTCATGAGCGAAACGCAAGGATACGTTTCGACAGGTTCTTATGCTCAACGGGTGCTTATCTGCCGGGCGCTCAATCTTACGATTGCGGACAGCGACACTGACGGCGAATTGGAAAAAGCAAAGCTGTCAGAAAACCAGATTGCCGACATCAACGACCAGTTCGAATTGTGCAGGCTGGGCGGGCGATCGATTAACGTTCCTCGCTTTGTCAAGTGGTTACGCGGCGGCATCGATGGCGGCGATCTGAGCGACGTTTACGCAATGAAGTACGACGAGGCCATTCAAGCCTTGCGGGCCGAGCGCAAAAAGACAAAACCGGAGGTCTCGGAATGAAGGTGTTCGATTGTTTGCAGGGCAGTAAGCAATGGCACGATTCGCGGCGTGGGGTTCCAACGGCTTCGCGGTTCGACATGATTTTACAACCGCATAAGTGCAAGCCGTCTGCAAGTCAGGATCGTCTGATCAATCAGTTGATTGCGGAGACGTACTCAAATATCTGGCCGGAGGTTGCTGGCTACATCTCTCCAGCGATGGATCACGGAACAAAAACAGAATCGACCGCACGGGCACGTTATGAGTTGGAAACAGATATTGATGTCCAGCAGGTCGGATTCTGTCTAAGCGATTGCGGAAGATTCGGTTGTTCTCCCGACGGTCTGGTTGGATCTGATGGAGGGGTCGAAATCAAATGCCCTGAACGCGCGACGCATGTTCAATATGTTCGCGATGGCGTGTTGCCATTGGAATATAAGGCGCAAATTCACGGATGCCTCATCGTGACCGGGCGGGCGTGGTGGGACTTTTGGAGCTATGCCGAAAATCTGCCATCGTTCAAAATTCGAGTCTATCCCGATGACTTCACGAAGTTGCTCCACGAAGAGGTTTTGCGATTCGTCGACAAGTATCAGGCGGCTTTGTCAGCCATTGAGGAAAAGATGCGATGAGTTATCGAATCTCCGTTTTGAGGAAACAACATGGAAAACGTTGGAGCATTGCAAGCGGCATCGGTTTATTGGGTCTATCAACTTAAAGACGATTCTGGAAACTGGAGAGACTGCGACCGGCCGGCGGACTCACGGGATGTGGTTGTAATGAACATGCGGTATGTCTGCGAAAATGATCCCGTCGAGATGGAGCGACATCGTCTGATTCGTCGGGTCACGTTTGATTTTCACGATCCGGTAAAGGGGTTTCAATGACAAGTCCAATTC